TAGAACATCTGCATCTTGGTTACATCTAATGTATAACCAGACTTACCAGTACCATCACAACGGTCTAGGTTCCATTCAGTCTGGGCCCATGATGTTTCTACAGTTTTAGTTACTGTTAGGTTACTTGCTGATGGACCACGATAGTCTGGGAAAATGGTCAGTTCATCATCGTCATGAATACCATCGACACGGTATGAGCTACCACGGATAACAATATAGTCTCCTATTTCTAGTTGCTTGGAGAATTTAGTAGTAGCATTATTGTCTGAGACATAACCAGCAACTGAGGTTGATCCTTGAACAACAGATACGTTACCTGCTAGTTGGAATGTTGATGTTCTTCTTACTACTTCTAGGTGACCATTAGCATATCTAAAGAAGATACCATTCTGTTGGTCCATCATACCAATCTCAAATCTAGCACCATAGGCATTGATTGGGGTTACAGTAAATTCTCCACCAACTTCTGTTTCTGTTGGGGTAACTCCGAGATTATATTCAAATGTGTATGGATTGAGAACGTCTGTTACTTGGAATTCTCCGTTGTAAGCATTGTCATCACAACCATTTACTTTAACAATGGTGTCCTTGGTGACGTTGTGGGCAACAGCAGCAACAACTCTTGCTGTTGTTCCTGATGGATTTGTGATAGCGTCAATGTTTTCAATAGCAGGAGCAAGGATAGAACCAGTAGAGAATGCTACACCTTTACCAGACTGATAACGGAAGTAACGTTTGGTCTGTCTGATCGCCTGTTGGTTCTTGGAGAAGCTATTTGTAGATAGTTTTACACCACCATCAAATGCTCTGTGGACAGAAGATCCTTGTGGTCTTGGATATAACTTTTTAGCCGATCCAGTATTAGCACCACTGGGAGTTCCGTCTGGGAAGTAATAGAATGTATATGGATCTTCTACTCTAGAAACAACCCACGATCCATTGATGTTAGTACCATTAGATCCAGCAACAGCAATTTCATTACCAACGTCCAGACCATGAGCATTTTGACATGTTACTTTGACAGATCCTGACATTACACCACTAGCAATTGCTTCGAAGCTTTGTGGTGATGATTGGTTCATGTTTCCGCCGATATCGGAACCAGTAAAGTGAACACCTTTATAGATAGCAGTTCTATTATTGATGTGAATGTCTCCAGTACCAGCAGTGTATTCATATGCTGCTGTATACGTGAATGTATTTCCTCCAGTATCAACTTCATCGATAATGAAGACACCATTTGCTCCAGGGAAGTTTGTATCTTGAACGAAGATTGCTTGTCCAGCTTCAATTTCTCCGTTAACTCCACCACTAACGTCTGCTGCAACTGTGACAGTTTTTGAATTTGCTGTTAATACTTTAAAACTTGTGTAAGTAATAGGAGTATCAGACTTATAAGCAAATGGGTTGTTGTTAATCAGCGCCAACGATTCCCACTTGGTAGACTGAGTTCCATATTCAAAGTCAGTATCAATCTGGGATTGTGGTTGAGCAACACGCTGCTTGTTAACAGCGTCCATATAGGTCTCTGCTGGTTTGATAGTCTCTTCAAAGTCATCATAGACAATCTGAAGCTTGTCTGTGTCTGACATAGACGTGGTGTCGTATGCCAGAACAAGTCTGGTAGTAACAACGTTACGAATATCAGTAGAGATATGGTACTCTGTGGCAGTCAGTTCTGGATCCGAGAAGTTGTAGATTACTTTGTTATCAGTAACGTTGGTAATAAGAATTAACTGTTCCCTCTGGATGCCACCAGGAATGATTACTTCCTTGGCCGAAGCATCAAAGAGATAGTAATTACTTTTAATGGATTTTCTCGCCATTACAGACTGCCTCTAGTTGTTATATCTTGCTGTACTTATTTATTCTGTTAGAAATTAAAAGGTTGTGTTGTTCAATTGTGTATTATCTACACGAACTCCACCATATTTTGACCTGTTATGGTTGTAGTTCTGGAAGACTTGTCCTGCTGTTAAGGATATACCTTTGTAAATACGAAGTTCTCCAATCCTACCATCCAAATTCCATTGAGAAGATGTTGCAAGTTTTCCAATTCTCAAATCTGTCTGAGCGTCTGCTGTAGAACCAGCAGAGAAACTGTTCTGATCGCCAGCATTAGATTGAAGGACACCATTAACATACATCTTGATAGTAAAGTTATCATTCACAAAAGCAATGTGATGCCATGTATTGTGATCTAATAAATTGGTAGATAGAACTTTACATGCTGGTGTTCCCATTGTTCCTTTATTGATAACACATTCAAACTGGTCATCATTACGATGTCCCATGTAGAAACCAACAGCAGATGTTCCAGAGTTATTGGAGATCATAGCTCCATACTCTTCATCTCTATCATTCCAGAACCATCCTTCAATTGCCCAGTCAGATACAGATCTATCATGGATCCAATTGAACTGACTAGTGTTTCCTACCTCTCCAACAATTATATAATCATCACTACCAGTTGGACCTCCAAAAAATTCCCAGTATCCTAACTGATCAGTAGTACCATATCTAACGTTAATAGGACCATTTACTAGGGTCGTATTGTAATCATTGCCAGATAGATCTACCCAATACTGGGTAGTGGTGGTGCTAGGAGAGATGGTGTAAACATATGCTCCCCCAGGTGTAGTTGTAGCTCTTTCTCCAACAACAACTTTATTGTCTCCTACTGCTACAGATTGACCAAAATAATGATTAGAAACACCATCATCAGGAATAAGTTTGACTTCGTTGGTTCCATCAAGATCAAAAACATATGCTGTTCCAGCATCTACGTCAACATCATCATCACGCTGAGCTCCAGCAACAATTTTACCATTTCCTATTGCTACAGATAATCCCAACCTATCACCAGTAGCACCATCAGAAGCAGTAATCTTTAATTCATTAGATCCATCAAGGTCATAAACATATACTGCTCCAGCACTAGAATTATCACCATAGTCACCAACAACAATTTTATTTTCTCCTACAGCTACAGCGTATCCAAATTCACTAGGAGTAGAAGTAGTAATCTTGACTTCATTAGATCCGTCAAGGTCATAAACATATACTGCATCTTTCGTATCAGTACCAACAACCACTTTATTGGACCCTACTGCTACAGATATTCCAAATTTATCACCATTAGCAGCATCAGAATTAGTAACTTTAATTTCACCAGTACCATCTAGATTATAAATGTATACTGCTCCTTGATCAGTATTACTACCAGTGTCATCATTAGGAGCACCAATAACAACTTTATTGTTTCCTACTGCTACAGCGTATCCATATCTGTCATTATCAAGACCATCAGAAGCAGTAATCTTGACTTCGCCAGTGCCATCAAGATCATAAATGTATGCTGATCCAGAAGAAGATCCATTATCATCATCAAAAGGAGAACCAACAACAACCTTATCGGATCCTACTGCTACAGAAAATGCAAACTGATCAGCAATCGATCCATCAGAAGCAGTAACCTTGACTTCGTTAGTTCCATCAAGATCATAAATGTATGCTGATCCAGAGGAACCTCCATTATCATCATCAAGATGAGCACTAACAACAATTTTATTGCTTCCTACTGCCACATCGTTTCCAAACCTATCACCAGAAGCACCATCAGAAGAAGTAATCTTTGATTCACTAGATTCATCAACGTTGCCCGATCCAGTAGTTACTTCTTCAAGGATTTCATCGCCATTCAGATTTACTTCTGTTGGGTCTACTGGTCTCCATGTATCTCCATTGAATATTAATGTTGGGGTAGCGGAATCTGATCTCCTCTTTTTGTGAGATAAGTTAGTTGCTAAGTCATCAAACAAAATTTTGTTTGCTGTGAATGGGTATGTAATTAGATCACTGCTGTTGTTTTGTACGGATCCGTCATTGATTCTTCCGATCACATCTTGGGTAGAACTAATAACATAACTAATGGTAGTAGTTCCTCCGTCTGGATCATACTCAAACGATCCTAAACCGTTACCAGATGAACTTACAGATCCAAAGATGTAGCTATCATTAGATCCAGGGTCATCTACAAATCCTAGGTAGTAGAAAGATGGATCTCCATCTAATACAGGACTACGAAAATTTACACCACTTGGATTTGTATCTGGAGTTATAGTTCTTCTCCATGATTGTTCTCCTGACTTAGTGTATTTTGTTATTAATCCAGTTTCTCCAGCATTTACACCACCTAAGACTACTACTTGTTCGGTTTCTGTGTCGGCAATAACTTTATCAAAGGAGAACCCTTCTGTGATAGAAACAAATGGACTTTCTTTTTGCCAAATGACATTACCTTCAGCGGTATACTTTAGTAAGAATCCTTTGATTGGAGGGTTACCGAGACGATCTCCATTTGCTGTCACATAAATTTGACCGTTGTCATCAAGAAAAACATCCGAGCATTTGATGTTTAAATATTCTTCTTCTTCTCTTAAGAAATACTCTAAAGTTTTTTCCCAGAGGATAGTACCATCTGTAGTGTCAACTTTAACTATGTATCCTTTGTCAGAAATATCTTCAGAAATCCATCCACATGCCACCAGTGTGTCGGACCCTACCATGCCACAACTAGTAAGAACTATATCTCTACCTTCGAACGAAACTACAGTACTCCAATCTCCGTAGTATCCATCGGTTCCGTCAGCGAGTTCTGTTATAGATTCAATGAGAGCAGTTCCATTTTTACCACTGTGCTCTGTGGTGTGTCCAACAACATAGATTTTATTATCAGAACCTACACAGATATCATGGTATTCTGCTTCACCTCTCCTTGACGAAATAGACCATTCTGGATTGCCGTTAGACAGCATTTTGTATATGTATGGATACTTTTCGTCACTTCTTTTTCTTCCCCCAACAACATACAAATCGCCATCGGAAGGAGCATAGTGTAAAGCATTGATGGAGACATCTCCAACACCATTAACTACAGAACTAGAAATTTTTCTCGTGTTAGTTCCTGGTGCTTCGGTTCCAGATGAAGTTATTGTGGTGAGAAATCCTACTTGTGGTGTACCAGAATCTGTAGTTTCAATATTTCCAGCTATACGATAAAGACCATCATCGTCATCGTGCTTTAATGCTGTTATTGTTCTGCTTGTAGAAGCATCGATAGGATTGCTATTTCTTCTGAAGAAATTTGTTACGACTTCTTGCCCTGTGGAACCTAAAAGAAAAAGATTCCTGGCGGCGCTACTAAAACCCTGTGGCATTTTTTATCCTTAGCTGAAGTTAGTGTTTACTTGACCGAATACTTTCAAAGTACCAGCGTTATCTTTGACGAATAGGAAAGTGAGGATGTCAATCTCTGCTGATGGTGGTGGTGGAGAACCACCTGCCCAGAAGATACCGTTAGTAACGGGGTTGCCATCTACCGTACAGGCATCAACATAAACAGCGGCAGTATTGGAGTCATTAATTATAGTTAATGTATAGGTGTCTCCATTAGCAAGGTTCACATTACTAAATTCCCACTGGTTGAATGTGCTTGTAGTTGCTGTATATAGAACGGTGTTCCTACCAGAACAATCGATGTTCCAACCAGTAGCAGTGAGAGAACTAGAGTTTGATGTAGAGAAATTGTTCTCACAACCTTCAGTAATCTTTGTTCTTAGTTTTGTGATACCAGTTCCTCCAATTACAGTATCGGTAACTTCTAATCCTGTTAGTGTTCCGACAGATGTTAAGGAAGAGTTGACAACAGTAGATCCTAATGTTGTTGAGTTTAAGATTAGAGTATCATTAATAGCGATCTCTTTGTTAGATGCTAAGTCAAGACTTTCTGAGATAACAAAATACTTTTTAGCTCTGCTGTGATCGTAAGTGATAGTCTTGTCTCCTGTACCACCTTCGGATACAGGGGTTCCTTTGATAATCATGCCGCCACCGTCGGCTCCAAGGTCTGTTGGACCAGTTGCTTCAAATACGCCGTCACCATTGGCAGAGAAGTTGGCATTGAGTGTAACTGAATAAGGAGCAGTGGTTCCAATACCAACAATGTATGCTCCACCAGGAACTGGGATACTACCAATCTGTCCGACATTCATACCGATGATTAGTCCTGATACGCTATCGACATCGGTGAGTGTTGGGCTGCCAGATGTTGCTGTACCTTGGAAGGAAGCATAAACAGCAGCAGCAAGTTCAATATTTTTATCATCGATTTCAATTGTCGATGAGTTGATGCTGGTGGTAGTTCCTTGAACTTCAAGGTTACCTTGAATCAAAGCATCTCCACCAACAGTAAAGTCTTGTGGTATTGTTACTTTGAAAGTATTATCTCCACGAATCCATGCTGATGTTCCTGAACCAATGACTAGTTGATTATCTCCATTTTGTGCTGGTGGTTGGAATGTTACGTTAGTTTGGTCACCAGCAGGAGCAGCACCAATGATGACGTTGCCACTTCCTTGTAAAGCATGTCCAGCAAAGTATCCAATACATACGTTATTGCTGGCGTCAACAGAAGCACCCATGGCATCTCTACCAAGGGCGACGTTTTTGCTTCCATCTTCAATTGCTGTTAGGGTTGAGTGACCAATAGCTGTATTAGATTCTCCAGTGAAACAACTTTTTAGTGCTAGATATCCGAGGGAAGTATTCTCAGAAGCACTGCTCATTCCTAGACCAGTTTCAAATCCGATTAGAGTGTTCTGAGATCCAGTGACTGACAGTCCACCCAGAGCTGACGTTCCGAATACTAGGTTGGACTGTTCTGTGGGGGCATTTCCTCTACCAATTCTGATTGGAGCCGTCTCGTCAGAAAAGAGGAAGATGTCTTTGTTATTAAAGTTTGCTTGAGCGTGGACGGTTAAGGTGTCTGTGCCGTCAGTACCAATCTCAGCACTATCTTTTACTTCAAGACCATGCTGGATACTAGTAGTGCCATCATTCAGTTTGCCCATCACAATAGCAGTGGCAGCACCAAAAGCATTGACAGTCAAAGCATTTGTATTGATTAAAGCAAATGATGTTGAACCACTGTCAGTTCTGATACCAGTTTCAATGATAGGGTTTTCGTTAAAGATTAGGGAACCACTACCCACAGCGTCAGTAATGATACCTCTAAATTCTGATGAAGTTGTTTCAGCAAAGTTACCTAAACTATCACTGGTGTAAGCAACTCTAACGCCAGATGAAGATCCAGGACCATTTCCGAATGGAATTGTAATATCATCAGTTGCTGTAAGAGTTACGGTATTGTTTACTGTTAATGTTTTAGCATCAGCAATAGTTAGTACACCAGATGCTGTGGTAGTGATAGAAAGACCGTTGACAGATGTTGCCGAAGCAGCACCAATATCTGGTGTTGTTAGTGTTGGAGAAGTTAAAGACTTGTTAGTTAGAGTTTGAGTTTCATCCTCAGTTACAAGTCTTCGAGCAATAGAACCATCAAATGTTCTCCAATAACCACCCGCCTCATTCCAAACTAACTGAATGTAACTAGTTACATCACCATTTTCATTTGTAGTTCGGTTGAGTTGAATGCCGCCATTGCCTCCTGTTAATGAAGCACCTCTTCTCAATTCAATGATGGGATCCGCGACACTTAGTTGGGTTGAGTTCACGGTCGTGGTTGTTCCCGTGACTTCTAAACTACCGTGGATTGTAACTGTACCACCACTACCAGAGTCACTAATAATAGAATCAACTAATTGACCGTTGTCAACATCCCATTTTGTTAGGTAATTGTTGGTTAGGTTGGCGTTGTTTTTTAATGTGAATTCATTACTAGCTAAATTCAAACCTCCACCAGCAGTTAAGGCAGCACCAGTATCATCGTTTTCAGATTCAATTTGAATCTCGATAGTACCATCGTCAGCTGTTGTTTGTGTTAGTGTTGTGGCACCTGCTTGAATGAATCTAAAATTGCCCGATGCTAGTCCTTCAGTTCCCGATGCTAGTTGAGTAACAGTGTTGTCATTCGCTGAGCTGATTGTGATGTCCTGTGTGGACTGTGTTAGTGTAACGTTGGTGCCAGCAATTAAATTGATGTCTCCTTGGACATATTCAGCACCAAGATCAGTTCCACCTTGGATTCTAGTAATAGTATCTACTGAGTTAACAGTAATTGTTTGAGCACCAGTACCAGCATCTACATCTTGAACTAGTGTTACTTCATCGCCACCTAGGAAAGTAACATCTCCCACTAGATATGAGTTACCAGTCTCTGCTCTCATCTGAGTGACTGTATTAGTGTCTTGACCACTAACAGTAATTGTATTGCCTACTTGATTGACTGTAGTAAATGATCCAGCAGCAATAGTAATATCACCTGAGACTAGAGCACCACCAGATGCCGATTGTATTCTGGTTATAGTATCTGTGTCTGTGAAGCTAGAACTAATTGTAATTGTGTCACCGCTTCTTGCTAGAGCAACGTTATCTCCAGCAGCAATTTTTATATCATCATCTCCACTGCTAGATCCCCCAGCAGTGAGGCGAACAATTTTTTCGTCTGCTGTGGCACCGTCAACAACTGAAACACTGTATGTTGTATCTGAGTTTGGTGTTGTTACTGAACCACCTAAAGAAATATCGTTTCCGTTAATCTTAATGTAACTGTTTACCAACGATTCGTTGGCAATGTTTGTGAATGTATTTACAGTACCATTAAAAGTAGACTGTTGAAAAATTTTATTGGTTAGGGTTTGTGAGGCGGATAGAAATACATCGCCAGCAGTTCCCCACTCCAATCCTAATCCTGTACTCTTCAAGTACTCGCCACTATTTCCAGTGTTCCCATCAACAATAATGCCATTGCCAGTTAAGTCTAAGTTGTCTCCACCATCGATCTCTTCGATCTTCCTGGATACTTTGTTAACTACTAACGGAAAACGGTCTGCCATTATACTGCGCTGCTTGGATTTCTTCGTTCAACTATTTAGACGAGTACCAGTTGAACCGCTGGCATAGGGACTTGTCTGGCGCTGGAGACTGTAGTATACTAACGAAGTGGTCGGGACACCTCCCTATGTTGAGTACAAATACTCTAATTTCAGGGCTTGACGGATTCCCGACCCTCTGCTATTATAAGTAGGTAAACAAATGTAAAGGTTCTACACGAATTCGTTACATACCCACGCCTTACCAGGACTAAACAGCGTGGTAAAACAACAGTCCTTCATACCCACACTGGAGGGTGGTGTGGGAATACTAATACCGTCACATCCCTAGTGACCTTTCTTACCCTTTTACGATTACAATGGCTCAATCTACTCTTCAAGGGCGTTACGCCCCTTCTCAATGGGACTCATTCTGTGAGTGGGTCACCTCTACAAACAACCGCCTCTATGTTGGTTGGTTCGGTACGCTGATGATCCCAACACTGTTGGCAGCTACCATCTGCTTTATCGTAGCGTTCATCGCTGCTCCTCCTGTCGATATCGATGGAATTCGTGAACCAGTTGCTGGTTCGCTTATGTATGGTAACAACATCATCTCTGGTGCTGTTGTCCCCTCTTCCAACGCTATTGGTCTTCACTTCTACCCCATCTGGGAAGCTGCTTCACTCGATGAGTGGCTCTACAATGGTGGTCCTTACCAACTGGTGGTCTTCCACTTCCTCATCGGCGTCTTCTGCTACATGGGACGTGAATGGGAACTGTCCTATCGCCTGGGTATGCGCCCTTGGATCTGTGTTGCTTACTCCGCTCCCGTCGCTGCCGCATCGGCAGTCTTCCTCGTCTATCCTTTCGGACAAGGTTCTTTTAGTGATGGTATGCCTCTTGGCATTTCTGGTACGTTCAACTACATGCTTGTTTTCCAGGCTGAGCACAACATCCTGATGCACCCCTTCCACATGCTGGGTGTCGCTGGTGTCTTCGGTGGTTCGCTCTTCTCAGCGATGCACGGTTCGCTCGTTACTTCCTCCTTGGTTCGTGAAACCACTGAGAACGAGTCTCAGAACTATGGTTACAAGTTCGGTCAAGAAGAAGAGACCTACAACATTGTTGCTGCTCATGGATACTTCGGTCGTCTGATCTTCCAGTATGCATCGTTCAACAACTCCCGTTCACTTCACTTCTTCCTGGCAGCATGGCCTGTCGTTGGCATCTGGTTCACTGCTCTTGGTGTTAGCACCATGGCATTCAACCTCAACGGTTTCAACTTCAACCAGTCCATCCAGGACAACCAAGGACACGTCCTCAACACCTGGGCAGATGTCCTCAACCGTGCTGGTCTTGGCATGGAGGTAATGCACGAGCGTAATGCTCACAACTTCCCCCTCGACCTTGCTGCTGCTGAGTCCACTCCTGTGGCACTCACCGCCCCTGCTATCGGTTGATCTAAAAATTAAATAAACATAAAGAGGGTCCTTTGACCCTCTTTTTTTTCCTCTTGTGTGTTAAGATAGGTAACGAACATGATAAATGATGACGCTTCCTACAAAGAACGTGAAATTATCATGGACACTTGGCCACAATTATTTTGGTTAAAAGAAATTAAAAAGGTAAATAACAATGGTAGCATCAACACTACAACAACCAAGGAGGGAATGGTTCGATGTCCTCGATGACTGGCTTAAACGGGATCGCTTTGTATTTGTGGGCTGGTCTGGACTATTACTTTTTCCCACTGCTTATCTGGCAATTGGTGGCTGGCTTACTGGCACGACGTTTGTTACGAGCTGGTATACCCACGGACTGGCGTCTAGTTATCTTGAGGGTGCTAATTTCCTCACGGCAGCTGTGTCAACTCCTGCTGACGCTATGGGTCATTCTCTTCTTCTACTTTGGGGTCCTGAGTCTCAGGGAGATCTCGTCCGCTGGTTCCAACTTGGGGGACTCTGGAATTTTGTGGCGCTCCACGGAGCCTTTGCTCTCATAGGTTTCATGCTCAGGCAGTTTGAGATCTCACGTCTTGTCGGTATCCGTCCTTACAATGCTATTGCTTTTTCAGGTCCTATTGCTGTCTTCACTTCTGTCTTCCTCATCTATCCTCTGGGGCAAAGCAGTTGGTTCTTTGCTCCATCCTTCGGTGTCTCAGCAATCTTCAGGTTCCTTCTCTTCCTACAAGGATTTCATAACTGGACCCTGAACCCCTTCCATATGATGGGAGTTGCTGGTATACTTGGAGGAGCACTCCTGTCTGCTATTCATGGGGTGACTGTAGAGAACACTCTGTATCAAGATGGTGAAGCATCAAACACATTCAAATCATTTGAACCAACTCAAGAAGAGGAGACCTATTCAATGGTCACTGCCAACCGTTACTGGTCTCAGATCTTTGGTATTGCCTTTTCTAATAAGCGTTGGCTTCACTTTTTTATGCTCTTCGTTCCTGTTATGGGTCTTTGGACTAGTTCCATCGGTATTATTGGTCTTGCTCTCAATCTTCGTGCTTATGACTTCGTTTCCCAAGAACTGAGGGCAGCAGAAGATCCAGAGTTCGAGACGTTCTACACTAAGAACATTCTATTGAATGAAGGTCTACGTAACTGGATGGCAACAGTCGATCAACCACATGAGAACTTCGTGTTCCCAGAAGAGGTGTTGCCAAGAGGCAACGCTCTGTGATATAATACGAGGGTCAAACGACCCTCTTTTTTATGAAAGCGATTATCTATTCCATGATGGGATGTGGTTACTGTACCAAAATGAAGGAAGTAATGAAGAGAGCTGACATTGAGTATGAAGAAAAGATTCTCCATGTCAGCATCACTCATGAAGAATACTTCGACAAGGAGGGACCCCATCCTGGTAAAAATAACTTTCCACAACTTGTCATTGATGGACAACTCATTGGAGGACTAACTGATACTGTTAGATACCTTGTTGAAAATAAATTACTTACTAAGAAATCTTTATCATGAGTCAGGAATTGAAGATAAATAAAGGTGTTGAGCTAATGCTCAGGAGGGAATCACTGGTAGAAGAACCTGATTATTCAGGTATAAAAATCGATCACGAAATAACCTTTCTGAGTAAAGTTTTTAACTTGAAGTTTGAATTTACTTGGAGAGGCAGGTAACTTTAGGAGGCTCGCCATGACAACATCAGTAATGTTGTTCTTTTCTACAATGATCACTGGACTTTTCTTCATTGTAGGTGTTACAATAGGATGGACAGCAAACGATTTCTTATATAACATGTTGTCTAGGGATCAAGATCAATTACATCCAGAAATGTATGATGAAGATGGCATTGTGATTAATGAAGAGTTGCTATCTGTACGCTTCGTTGATGATGACGAAGATGAGTTTTATAGCGACTAATAAATAGTTACGATCTTTCCTCTGTTTTTTACAATTATTTAAAATGAAACTACTAATCCATGAAGTGCTCCAAAAAGTGAGTAATGCTAAAACTAAAGCAGAAAAGATTAAGTTGCTCAGACAACACAACAGTAATGCTTTACGCACTATCTTGATCGTAAACTTTGATGAGAGTGTTGTTTCTCTTCTTCCTCCTGGTGAGGTTCCTTACGAACCTAACGATGCCCCTGACGGCACCGAACATACTGTTTTGGAACAAGAGTATCGTAAACTTTATCTGTTCTTCAAGGGTGGTAGTAGTTCATTGAAGCAAGCAAAGAGAGAGTCTTTGTTTATTCAGATGCTTGAAGGATTGTGTGCTGGAGAAGCAAAAGTCTTATGTATGGCTAAAGATAAGACTCTGGGGAAAAAGTATAAGATTACCAAGGCAGCCGTAACAGAAGCATTCCCTGCTATTGAGTGGGGAGGTCGTTCCTGATGGGTAAAGGTTGTAAAGTTCTCTACAGTGATTGTGATCCTACTCTTGCTCAAGATAGGTCTCTCCCTTACACTGCTTTCCTAGTTGAATATTCTCATGATGGTATGACTAAATTTGATATCGTCACTGCCGCTAAGAAGGTAGATATTTTTGACGACTACTGGGATAAATATCGCCATGATCTTATTAACATGACTCAGACAGAGGGTCGAGTCAATCCTAAGTTATACAATCCACCAAAGAAATGAGTAGACCACCATACAATCAGACTTTTTGTATCGAGTATTGGCCTTTTAATGACCCAAAGATTCGATATGTTCTTCGTGAATTTGATGAAGAACAGAAACCAGTCTCAACTCTTATGTGGGATGAAGTCATGTTCTTTGACTCCCTACAAGATGCCATGCCTGTTTGTAAGGACATGCTAGAACTGGGTTGGGATGTGAAAGTTCGTAAGTGTTGTGAAGGTAGAGACGGTTACTTCTGGTTAATGTAATGGCAAATCAAAACGTAATGGGCAACCACGTAATCGTGGATGTAATGGAAGCAGACGCTGCTCTTCTTGATGATGAAGTCTATATCAAAGACTTACTAGAAGCAGCAGCTATTTCTGTGGGAGCAACCATTCTCCACTCCCACTCTCATAAATTTTCTCCACAAGGAGTTACAGCATTTGTAATGCTTGCTGAGTCACACATTTCTATTCATACTTGGCCTGAAACAGGTGACTGTGCTATCGATTGCTTTACTTGTGGTGATGCTGACGCCCGAGCAGCAGCAGACTTTATCGTCATGGGCATTAGTGGATGGGGTCATAATGTACAGACCATTGTTAGGTACAAACTAGATGATCCATCCATTTTAGAAGCATAAATTGTATCAACCAATACAGTTGCCATTCTCTATATACTATGGTATACTGTACCAGTCGTTCATCCTATGCTCAGCATCCTGCTGGCATTGACCCTTGCCCATCATGATGACGGCAACCCCTACGGGTGGCATATGTCGTGTGAAAGGTTCCTCCAACGTCGTGTGGAGATCCAAGCAGATCCACATCTAGATCTTCGATCTAAGATGAATCTAATTGGGTATCTCAAGACAAAAGTGGAAGGTCAATGTAACGGGTTGTATACATAGGACGCAAGTAAGTCGCGGAACGGAGCGTTCACCCCATGATAGAATTACTTTTGTATTCATCAATGGCATGTCCAGATGCTGATGCTTTGATCTTACGGATTAAAAAGCATGAGCATATGGAAGAACAGATTAAAATCGAACTGGTTGAGACCGTAAGGGAATCAGTACCAGAATGCTATTGGGGCGCAAACGACTGAAGGAACGGGGCTACAATCCCATTCTTTTAGGAGACCTACAATGAACACCCTTAACCTCATTCGCAAGCAGATCAACAAAGCTGCTGCACTTCATGACGCACAGATTACCCACGCTGCATATCGTGGCGTTGCGTATGACACACGTTGTGTTGAGATGACCGAACCACATGGCACTTACTGCTATCGTGGTCGCACTTACACCAAGTGATCGCCATGGAAGCACTACAAATTTCGGGACTGATTTCCCTAGGTTGTGTGGCATTCATCGGCATGATTTATGGAGAACTACTCCTCTTACATAGGGGGTAGGTAAATGCTGAAGGTCAGATTTGAATATGACCTTCCAGAATACGATCCATCAAAACACGATCCAGATAAAGTCTTCGGATTTTTGACTTATCGTGGTGTACATTATGCCAAGTGGATAGATCTAAAATCTAGAGCGGATAAGATCTGGAAGATAGGCAGAGAGGGTTGACGCCCTCTCTTTTTTTGTGTATAATTGGTAAAACTGTACACATTATGGACAGACAAAAACTAAAACTTCTCGTTAAGAACCTGGAACTATTGGTTGACAGTTTGAAGTCTGAAGTTTATTCAGACACAGAAGCTTACCGACCTAAGCTAGAATTACAACAGGATCCAAAGAAGTTTGGATTCAATTATGATGAAGGAGACGACGATGGATACCCAGACTAAAGAACCACAAAACTTAAAGCAATACATTAAGTGGCTTCAGCAAGCAGTAGACAAAGGTCACTTGTATGATGAGGCAGAGTATGCTAAAATCAAAAAGGAGTTGTATCAAGCAAAGAAACTCCGTACACTAGTCCAAGCACAAGAAAAATCACTTTATGGATTCGGATACATCGATGACAGATTCACCAGTAAGACTGATCTCAGTGACTCCCGAAGCGGAGAAGACGATGGGGTACGTAGCGAGAGTATCGAACCCGAACAACCAGGAGAACCCGAAGGTAGCGGGACTCCTTAGTTACTGTATCAAGCACAACCACTGGTCTGTCTTTGAGCAAGCGTTCATGACCTTGGAGATCTCTACTACCAGGGCGATAGCAGCTCAAATTCTGCGTCATCGTTCGTTCACATATCAAGAGTTTTCCCAACGGTATGCTGACAGTTCTATGTTGG